CGAAGATTGACGGCGCGCGGTGGAGCGTCCTCCGGCGCGAAGCGCACAACGAAAGCGACTGGCGGATGGTGAAGGTCGCCGCCGACGGCTACGCGAAGGCGAAGGCGAACTACTGGCTCAGCTTCGACGGCGAACGCTTCGCCGGCGGAAGCGAGTACTGGAAGCTCGTCGAGCATCGCTTCGAGCTCGCCAAGGCCGTCATCGTTCTTCTTGGCGGCGAGGTTGGGAACTTGAAGCCGTTCGAGGCGGCGAGGGCGAAGCCGGGGAAGCTCAACGCAAAAGAGGCGGATGCGTACCGGAAGCTCCTCGATGGGTTCACCGCTGGCGCTCCGATGACGGCAAAAAGGCCGCCGCCGTCAAAGTTCGGCAAGCTCAACAAAAAAAGAAACGCATGTTAGTTGCCCGCCGCTCAATCGTCCCCTATAACGAACGTCAACGGCGGCAACTGCCGAGAACTGAGAGGACAACGTGATTCGAATTCGTGGAAACTACGCAACGATCGCCGACCTCCGCGGCCTCCTCGCCGTCACGACCGACCCCGAGCTCCGCGACCTCCTGACCGCTTGCCTGCGGATGCGGGGTGTGGCGTGAAGCTCCCGCCGCCCCGCCGCGGACTCATCCGCGAAGCCATCGCCTACGGTGTCTCCGTCGCCCTGGTGTTCACGTCGATCGGCGTATACTTCGGGATCCTCATGGCCCTGGGGGCGCCGTGAAGCTCGAGGAGCTCGGGCGGCGCGCGGTGGCGTGTCCGCGGTGGAGGTGGCTTCCAGGCATGGCGATCCTCGGAAGCAAGGGGCGGCGCGTCGTCGTCCTCGGGCTCTCGGGCGCCCCGGAGGCAACGTCTGGCATGACCAGCCGCGCGATTGAGCCTGACGAGCTTCCAGATCTTTCGTCGCCCGCGACGCGTGGCGCAGTGCTCGCGCTCGCGCGGGAGGCTCACGGCGACCCGTCGTTCGTCGTCCGGTGCGTCGCCGGGCTCTGGTACGAGGAGAGCAACAAGCGCGCCCTCGTAGCTCGCGGAAGCGATACCGAAGCCGAAGCCCTCGTCGCTGCCATGGAGGCTGCGCCATGACCCCAGTGCTGCGCCCCAGAGGCCGCAAGGGAGGCTTTGACGACGCCGCCCTAGCTCGCCTTGCCCTCGTCGTCAAAACCGCGTCCTTGCCCCCTTCCCGTGCCACGGCGGCGGTCGTCCAGGCGGCGCTCGGGTGGGGCAGGTCGACGACGCACAAGGCGCTCGTGGAGGCAGTCAGGCGGGGGCTCGTCGAGCGCGTTGGACGGACGAAGGGGGCGTGGTATCGGATCCCTGCGCCCATCGCGCCGACCCTGCCGTCAGGAGAGACATGAAGACCGAAACGTGGCCGCTCGAGCGGCTCATCGACTACGCGCGCAACCCGCGCAAGAACGACCACGCCGTCGACAAGGTGGCGGCGGCCATCCGCGAGTTCGGCTTCCGCGTTCCCATCGTCGCCAAGTCCGACGGCCTCGTCGTCGACGGTCACCTTCGGCTGAAGGCCGCGCGCAAGCTCGGGCTCGCCGAGGTTCCCGTCGTCCTCGCCGACGACCTGACCGACGCGCAGGTGAAGGCGTTTCGCATTAGCGTGAACCGCATGGCCGAGCTCGCCGAGTGGGACTCCGAGCTCCTCGCCCTCGAGCTTGGCGAACTTGGTGAGCTTGGGTTCGACCTGGAGCTGACGGGGTTCGACGAGAAGGAGCTCGAGCAGGCTTCTCACGACGGTGCGGAGAAGGCGAGCGACCTCGACGGCGACACCTACACGAAGAAGATCAAGGCCCCCATCTACGAGCCGAAGGGAGAGAAGCCGAAGGTTTCCGAGCTCTTCGACAACGCGAAGACGCTCGAGCTCGTCAAAGAAATCGACGCCGCAGGGCTTCCGAAGGAGGTCGCCGCGTTTCTTCGACTCGCAGCCGAGCGCCACACGGTCTTCAACTTCCGCAACATCGCCGAGTTTTACGCGCACTCGGACGAGAAGGTGCAGAACCTCTTCGAGCGCTCGGCGCTCGTCATCATCGACTTCGACAAGGCGATCGAGAACGGCTTCGTCCGCATGACCGAACGCCTCGGGCGTCTCGCCGATGCAGAGGGCTTCTCCGATGAGGGATGACTTCGCGGCGTTCATCCTGACGCACGGGCGACCCGATAAGGTCTTCACCTACGACACGCTCAGGAAGGCGGGCTACACCGGCAAAATCTTCATCGTCATCGACGACGAAGACAAGACGGGCGACGAGTATCGGCGCAGGTTCGGAGCTTGCGTTCTCACGTTCTCGAAGGCCGAGATCGCGAAGACGTTCGACGAGGGCGACAACTTCAACGACCGAAGGGCGATTATCTACGCGAGGAACGCGACGTGGAGATTCGCGCGACAGCTTGGAGTTCGGTACTTCATCCAGCTCGATGACGACTACAACTCGGGCTTTTACATTCGGTTCAACTCGAAGCTGAACTACGGGAACACGCCGAGACTGAAGCACACGCTCGACGACGTACTCGAGACGATGGTCGACTTCGTAGCGTCTACTCCTGTCGCAACGCTCGCAATGAGCCAAGGCGGCGACCACATCGGAGGTGGGTACGGAACGCAGCCAAGACTTACGCGGAAAGCCATGAACTCGTTCGTCTGCGACGTTGAACGTCCGTTTGCGTTCAGTGGGCGCATCAACGAGGACGTGAACACCTACACATGCGAAGGCCGTCGAGGCCGTGTTTTCTTCACGTCGATGCAGGTTCAGGTCAACCAGCTTTCTACACAGTCAAACGCTGGCGGGATGACGGACCTTTACATGGACTCCGGAACCTACGTGAAGAGCTTCTATTCGGTCATGTACTCGCCAAGCTGCGTCAAAATAAGCGAGCTCGGCGACCCGCGTTCGCCGCACTACCGCATCCACCACGCAATCAACTGGCACGCGACCGCGCCGAAGATTCTCCGCGAGGAGCATCGCAAGGCGTCGCGTGGTACGGTGTCCTGATGCCCGGCAAGAAAGGAAGTCCGCACGGCTCGCCGCCGAAGACGCTCACCGACGCGCAGCGCGCCGAGGTCGAGACGCTTGCGGCGGTGCTCAACGCTGACCAGATCGCCGACTACTTCGGCATCGGTCGCACGACGTTCTTCGCGCTAATGGAGCGCGAGCCAGACATCGGCGAACGGTACAAAAGAGGAAAGAGCAAGGCCGTCGGTCGCGTCGCTCAAAGCCTGCTGACGAAGGCCCTCGCAGGCGACACGACTTCGGCCATCTTCTTCCTGAAGACGCAGGGACGGTGGAGCGAGACGCAGAAGCTCGAGCACTCGGGGCCGGACGGCTCGCCGCTCTTCGCGCGCATCGAAAGGGTCATCGTCGATGGCGGCAAAGGCGACGCTGAAGATTGAGACACCGCGCTGGTTCGCGCCGCTCCTAAAGCCCGCGCGCTACAAGGGCGCGTACGGCGGTCGCGGCTCGGGCAAGTCGCACGCCTTCGCCGAGGCCCTTGTCGAAGCTCACATCCTCGACGCGAACCGATCGACAGTGTGCGTGCGCGAGGTGCAGAAGAGCTTGAACCAATCGGTGAAGCGCCTCATCGAAGCGAAGATCGAGGCGCTCGGCGCGTCGGCGTACTTCGAGGTTCAGGAAGCCGTCATCAAGGCGAGGCACGGCACCGGGCGCATCATCTTCCAAGGAATGCAGAACCACACGGCGGACTCAATCAAGTCGCTCGAAGGCTACGACTGCGCGTGGGTCGAAGAGGCGCAATCCCTGAGTCAGCGTTCGCTCGACCTGCTTCGCCCGACGATTCGCAAGCCCGGCTCCGAGCTCTGGTTCACCTGGAACCCGCGCGCAGAGACAGACCCGATTGACGCGCTCCTGCGCTCCGACCGCATCCCGCCCGACGCGAAGGTCGTCCGTGTGAACTACACGGACAACCCCTGGTTCCCCTCCGTCCTCCGCGCCGAGCTCGAGTACGACAAGAGGCGCGACCCCGACAAGTATCGCCACGTCTGGGAAGGCGAGTACCTGCGCAACAGCGAGCGGCGCGTCTTCAAGAACTGGCGCGTCGAGGAGTTCGAGGCGCCCGCTGACGCCGTGCACCGCTACGGCGCCGACTGGGGCTTCGCCGTC